AAAACAACAAGCAGGTAACACCGGACCACGGCCAAGTAATGTCAAGACAATCCTTAAAAAATCCAGTCGCTAAAAAGCTCGGTTCTAGACTATTTTACCCCAGAGTGGTAAAATCTAAAAAATTATACAATCGTAAAGTAAGAGATAAAAATGCCTGATAAAAAAACAAATCAAGAAAAGTCAGCGATGGATGTTATTAAGGAAAACACCACAAAAGACGCTGCTAAGATATTCACTGATGAAAAGATTAAGAACAGAAATGAAAAGAATTTTAAAAAAACAGGGCAATATTTCTTTAAACTAAGAGGTGGTGGTATTGCGATTAAAGGAACAAAATTTAGAGGGGTATTTTAATGGCTACATCAGGAACAACTAGTTTCAATCTATCCATAGAAGAAATGATCGAAGAGGCTTATCAACGATGTGGTCTTGCTGTTAATTCTGGTTATGATTTAAAAAGAGCAAGAGTTCTTTGTAATTTAATATTTTCAGAATGGGGCAATAGAGGAGTTCATCTTTGGAAAGTTGAATTAAAAGTGCAAGCTTTGAGCACTGGAGTTGCTACTTATAGTGTCGCTTCTTCAGTTAGTGATGTTTTAGAAGCTTATATTTCATCAACTTCAGGAACAACAACGAGTACTCAAGATGTGTCTTTGTCAAAGATTGATAGATCAACTTACGCATCATTGCCTAATAAAGGTCAATCTGGAACACCTTCTCAATATTATGTAGATAGACAATTAACGCCTACAATTACCTTATATCAAGCACCTGATTTAAATACTTATACACATTTGAAATATTACGCTCTTGAAAGAATAGAAGATGCCGGAACTTATACTAATAATCCTGATATACCTTTTAGATTTTTACCATGTTTAGTATCTGGTCTTGCTTTTTATATATCACAATCAAAAGCACCACAAAGAACCGAACAATTAAAAATGTATTACGAGGATGAATTACAGAGAGCCTTAGTCGAGGATTCTCAAAGCGCATCTGTATTTATTTCTCCTGCAAACTATTATCCATCGGGGTCATTCTAATGGGTAGATTCGCATCAGGTAAAAGATCAATGATGAAATCTGACCGATCAGGTCAGTCTTTTCCGTATCAAGAAATGATTAGAGAATGGCAAGGATCAATGGTGCATATTTCAGAATATGAACCTAAACATCCACAATTAGATCCAAAAGTTTACGGAGCTGATCCTGAGGCTTTATTAAATAGTAGAAATCAAGATTTTCAAACACCTAAATTGGGAAGAGGCGCAGAACCTACAACAGTTGTGCCACCGAACACTGGTTTATTCGCAGATTCTGGTGGAGCTGGAATGGCCACAGCATTATTAGATTTACCAGGTGATTTTGCATTTTTAACAAGAGGAATGATTCCATTAAACCCTGATCAACAAGCTAATGGCAGAATAGCTTTAATAGCCGTTGGTTCAATAACTGTGAGTATAACATAATGTCTATAACTTACGCAAATTTTGTAACTCAAGTAAGAGATTATACCGAAGTGGATAGTAATGTCTTAACAGCAACTATTATTGATGGGTTTATTAGAAATACCGAATTAGATGTGGCTGGAAAAGTTGATTATGATGATTTAAGAAAATATGCCGATTCAGTATTTACTGCAAATAATAAATATTTATTGATTCCTGCAGATTTATTAGTTCCTAGAGCTTTGTTCGTAGCTACGACTGGAACATTAGCATCTGGTACAGTTGAATATATGGAAAAAAGAGATCAAACTTTTATGAGAGAGTTTAATTCATCAAATGCTAAAGGAGTACCTAAATTTTACGGTAATTGGGATGATTTTACTTTAATTGTAGCTCCAACGCCCGATCAAGCTTATCCTGTGCAATTAGAATATATAAAAGAACCACCTAATTTTAATGCAACAACTAGTACGTATTTGTCAACCTATGCAGAAAATATACTATTATACGGTGTATTATCAGAGGCGTTTTCTTTTTTAAAAGGACCTATGGATATGTACAATTTATACAAAGGGAAGTATGATATAGAAGTTCAAAACTTTGCTCTTCAACAAATGGGTAGAAGACGAAGAGGTGAATACGACGATGGAGTGCCGAGAATAAAAATTGATTCTCCATCACCATAATTTAAGGAGAAAACATGGCTATAACAACAAACGCAATTGCGAATTCGTTCAAAGGACAAATCCTAAGAGCAATACACAATTTTACACTTACGACTGGTAATACATTCAAACTTGCAATGTATCAAACAGATGCAACATTAGGAGCATCAACAACATCTTATACATCTTCACAAGAAGTAACATCTTCAGGATATACTGCTGGTGGAAAAGCATTAGTTAATTCTGGTGTTAAAGTATCGGGTGCTGTGGCAATTACAAATTTTGCAAACGTGTCTTGGACAGGAGTTACTTTAACTGCTCAAGGTGCATTAATTTATAACGATACAGCTTCAGGCGATCCTGCAGTGTGTGTATTAGACTTTGGCGGACCAAAAACCGCAACTGCTGGAACTTTCACAGTTCAGTTCCCAGCATTTACAACTAGCGCTGCAATTATAAGAATTGGTAACGCGTAAATTTTAAGGAGAGCCAAGTGGCAGATATTATATTTTACATATCACCACTTGGTGCTCATAGCATGTTAGGTAACTAACATGGCTGATCAAACAGTAATCGTAACATCACCTGGTATAACTCCTTGGGGAATAGGTTATTATGGTGTTGGTGATTTTTCTCAAGATAGTTTAAGTTTAGTAAACATTCAAGGAAGTGTAACAACAGATGTTCAACCTGATGCAGGTTGGGGTGTTGCTGGTTGGGGTGTAGTTCCTTGGGGTGAAGAACCAGATGTTGCTGTTAATGCTATAGGAACAAGATTAAATACCTTTGTACATCCTGTTGATACGAATGCAGATGGTAATGAATCTGTAAACGTAGATGAAGATGATGATATAATTATTTATTTAAATAGTGTTACTACTTCTGCTAATGCTAATGTATTAGTTCAAGGTTCTCAGATTAATTTAACTATAAATTCTGTTACAACAGCAGCTAATGCAAGTGTAAATGTAACAGGTTCTCAGATTAATTTAACTATAAATTCTGTTACAACAGCAGCTAATGCTAATGTATCAGTTCAAGGTTCTCGATCTAATATTACACTTAACGCAGTAACTGAGCAAATAACAGCAGGACCTGCAGTATCAGGTACACAAATAAATATTTCACAACCTACTGTTACTACTTCAGCAAATGCCAATGTTTCTGTAACTGGATCTCGTATTAATCTTACTGCTGGAAGTGTAACAGTTTCTGCAGATGGTAATATTGTTGTTGTAGTAAATGAGCATAGACTTAATATTTTTATAGGTAACGAAACTACAGTAGCTAATGCTACAGTAAACGTTACTGGTTCACGAATTAATTTAACACCTGGTCAAGTTACTTATGGTGCTGGATATAATGTTACTGGGTCTCGATTAAACTTAAGAATTGGTCAAGTTACTACTACAGGTAATGCAAATGTGAATCTTACTGGTATTAGATTGAATTTAACAACAGGATCTGTTAATATTACAGCCTGGGCAGAAGTACAAACAGGAGCTAATAATACTTGGACTCCGGTTGACTTAGCCGCTTAAATGATTTATTTATAAATTTTATAGGAGCTTAAATGGCATCAACTTATTCTACAGACCTCAAAATTGAGTTAATGGTCACTGGCGAAAATGCTGGTACTTGGGGTGATAAAACAAACGACAATTTAAACGTAATTCAACAAGCTATTGCTGGGTATGGAGAACAGAGTATAGCAGGGGGTGCTCAAACAACAGCTTTAACTATTGCAAATTCACCAACACTTTCTGTAGCAAGAAATATTGTACTTAAATTAACAGGTACTATTACTGGAAATCAAATAGTAACAGTTCCCAATGGTATTGAAAAAACTTGGATTGTTTATAATGGAACAACAGGTGCTTTCACAGTTGAATTTAAAACAGTTTCAGGTACAGGACCGACTTTTTCTACAACAAATAAAGGATTTAAATTAGTTTACTCAGATGGAACAAATATCGTAGATGTTCCTCTTGGGGTTCCAGGTGGATCAACTACACAAATTCAATTTAATAGTTCAGGAGCATTTGGTGGTTCAGCTAATTTAATTTGGGATGGAACTAATTTTATAATTGATTCAGAAGGTGCTTTAAGATTAGGAGATAATACAGGTTCAGCTTATGTTGGATTAAAAGCTCCAGCTACAATTTCAGGAGACACAGCTTATACATTAACATTACCAACAGCAACAGGAACAACTGGTCAAGTATTATCATTATCAGATGGTTCAGGAACTTTA